ACAAAATTAATTTATGAAGACGAATTTGCAAGAGCGTTAGCAGAAGATGGTTCTGCATCTAGCACACACATAACACCAAAAGCATATTACCCAGGATCATAATGGCAAAATACGCAACAGGTAAATACGCAAAAGCAATATCAGATAGATCTGGCATGGAGTTTCCATACAAGGAAATGGTTAGAGAGTGGAACGGATCATTTGTTCATGTGTCAGAGTTTGAACCAAAACAACCACAACTAGAACCAAAACCTATGAATGGTGATTCCATATCTTTACGTAATGTTAGACCAGATAGAATAGAAACTGCAGTTCCAAGAATATTACCATTAAACCCATTTACAACAACAAATGGGTCTACAACAATATCTGTAAATGAACCAGATCATGGTAGATCTACAAGTGACAGAGTTAGATTTAGAGATGCAAACGTAGTTGGTGGAGTAGCTGCAGCAACAATAAATTTAACTGCAGGATACGTAATTACAAAAGTGGATGATGATAATTATACCTTTGCAACAGCGACAACATCTAGTATAACTGAAACGGGAGGAGGCGGTTCTGCATCAGCAGGACCAGTGACAGTAACAGCATGATTAAAAAAATTAAAAATTTTATTTGTAATTTATTTGGTATTAAACAGTGTGCGTGTCCAGAGGATATGGATGAACATGCAGAGTTATATTTAAAAACACCAGAACCAGATATTCCAGTTCATAAACCAAAACATTGTTCAAGTCATTTAAGATTTAGAAAAAGCTGTATGGCTTGTCAGGAGATAGTAGCATAATGGCTGGATTAAGCGCATCAGGATTAAAAACACAAATTAGAAGTTACACTGAAACTGATTCGAATGTCTTAACAGACGCTGTTTTAGAAAATATAATTCTAAATGCACAATATAGAATATTTAGAGATGTCCCTATAGATGCAGATAGGAAACAACAAATAGGTAATTTAGTTACAGGTCAAGAGACAATTAATGCTCCAGCAGGGGCAGTCTTTATAAGAGGCATACAAGTATATGATTCAACATCGGCTACGACTGGTGCTAATGTTTGGTTAGAAAAAAAAGATGTTACTTATTTACAAGAATATGTTTCATCTACAGAATCAGCAAAAAGAGGACAACCTAAGTACTATGCTATGTTTGGCGGTGCTACAGGAGAATCTGATACCACATCTGGTAGAATGATGTTTGCCCCAGTTCCTGATACTACTTACAAATTTAGAGTGCATTATAACGTTGCTCCAGCGTTATTAGAAGGTGATAATACTAATTACATTAGTCTTAATTTTCCAAATGGACTGTTATATTGCTGTCTATCAGAGGCATATGGATTTTTAAAAGGCCCGATAGATATGTTGACACTATATGAAAATAAGTATAAACAAGAGGTACAGAAGTTTGCTAGTGAGCAAGTTGGTAGAAGACGAAGAGATGACTATACCGATGGAACCGTTAGAATACCAATACCCTCACCAAACCCGTAGGAGATAAATTATGGCAATAACATCAGCAATATGTAATAGTTTTAAACAAGAAATTTTAGTTGGAACGCACAATTTTACTGCTTCTAGTGGGCATACTTTTAAAATAGCTTTGTTTACTAGTGATGCAACTTTAAATAAATCAACAACAGCTTATTCAACATCAAACGAAATTTCAAATACATCTGGGTCTGCATACTCAGCAGGTGGTGCAACATTAACAAGTGTTACTCCAACTTTATCTACAGATACTGCGGTATGTGATTTTTCAGATGTTAGTTTCACATCAGCATCTTTTACAGCTAATGGTGCATTGATTTATAATTCTTCTCAATCTGACAAAGCTGTTGCAGCAATAGCTTTTGGAAGTGATAAAACTGTAACAAGTGGAACTTTTACAATACAATTTCCAACAGCAGACGCATCTAACGCTATTATCAGGATAGCATAAGGAGGGACTCCTTATGTCGGAAACATCAATCTGGGGTGGAGACGATCCTCGAGTAGCATGGAATGAAAACTCATGGCAGTCTAACCAAGCAATTGTTCAATTAACCGGTGTATCAGCAACAACATCAGTTGGAAGCGTAGAGTCTTTTCCTGAACAAGGTTGGGGTTCTGATAGTTGGGGTTTTGAAAACTGGGGAGAGAGTAGTCTAGATGTATCAGTAGATACTGCTGGTGTTGCGACAACAGCAGTTGGATCTGTAACAGTTTCAGCAGAAATAAATTCAGGTTGGGGTAGACAAGCTTGGAATGATAATGCTTGGGGTATTCAAGGAACTATATTACTTGATGGTCAATCAGTAACAGCATCAGTTGGATCAATATCTCCCGCTGATGTTATGGGAGTCACTGGAGTTTCTGCAACATCAAGTCTAGGAACTTCAACAATTATTGGTAGTGTAACAGTTGCATTAACAGGAGTCTCTGCAACTTCATCAGTTGGCTCATTATCTCCAGCAGATGTAATGAGTTTAACTGGACAAGCTGCTACTTCTGCGGTTGGATCAATATCTCCAGCAGATGTAATGGGAGTTACTGGAGTTTCTGCAACCTCTTCAGTTGGTGACTCGACTATAACATCAAATCCTTTAGTAGCGTTAACTGGATTATCTACGACTTCGAGTGTTGGATCAATATCTCCTGCTGACGTAATGGGATTAACAGGAGTTTCAGCAACCTCTTCTGTAGGGTCCATAAGTCCTAGTGATGTTATGGGATTAACTGGTCAATCTGCTACAGTTTCAGTCGCTACATTTGGATCTGCAACAGGTTTTGGAATTCAAGCATATCAAGCTGTTGACACAGGTTCAAATTCTTCGTATACAGATGTTGCAACTGGATCAAATACAAGTTATAGTGACGCTGCATAGGAGATAAAATATGGCATCAACATTTACGCCTTTAGGTATAGAACTTCAAGCAACCGGTGAAAATGCCGGTACATGGGGTACAAAAACTAATACAAATTTAGAATTAATTGAACAAATATCTGGTGGATTTACACAGCAATCAATCGCTGGTGGTGCACAAACTACAGCTCTTTCAGTTTCTGACGGGGCAACTGGTGCGGTTATGGCTCACAGAATGATTGAGTTTACAGGAACTATTTCTGGAAATCAAATTGTAACAATTCCAAACGATGCACAAAATTTTTATATTTTAAGAAATTCAACTTCAGGATCACACACAGTACAATTTAAATATGCAACTGGTTCAGGAGATACATTTACTTTTTCAGCAACAGACAAGGGCGATAAGATTGTTTTTGCTGCAGGAGATGATAGCACAAACCCAAATATTAAAACTCTTGCAATCGGAACTGGTATAGCAAGTGTTGCTGCTGATACATCACCACAATTAGGTGGGGATCTTGATACTAATAGTTTTAACATAGCTATTGACGATGCTCATGGAATTAATGATGAGAACGGAAACGAACAGATAATTTTTCAAACTACGGCATCTGCAGTAAATCAATTTGATGTTACAAACGCTGCAACTGGTAATGCACCTAGCATATCAGCAACAGGTGATGATTCAAACGTAGACATCGCTTTAATTCCAAAAGGAACAGGTGAAACTAAAATTGGTACGGGTGCAGCTAACGCAACTCTAACATCAAGTGGTGCACATGATTTAATTTTAGATACAAATTCAGGAACAAACTCTGGAACAATAACTATAACAGATGGAAGTAATGGAGATATTACAATAGCTCCTAATGGAACTGGTGTTGCTAAAGCTGTAGACGGCGGGGACAACACAGCTGCAATTAAAATTGCAGGTAAAGAAAGTATTTGGGTTCCAGCAGTTGCTATGTATCCTAATACTACAAATGGTTGTGCAGATCTAGCTCAAGTTGAATTATCAAATGGTCCAGAAATTAAAACTTTTGACTTTGATAAAGATTCAGATGAGTTTGCACAATTTGCTGTAGCTTTCCCTAAATCATGGAACGAAGGAACAATAACTTTTCAAGCTTTTTTTACAGCAGATTCAACAAACACAGGCACTGTTTCGTGGGGTTTATCTGGTGTTGCTATCGCCGATAATGACAGTATTAATACGGCTTTTGGTACACAAGTTGCACCAACAGCAAAAGCTCACAGTGGAACAGCAAACGATTTAAATGTCACAGCAGAAAGTGGTGCAGTAACTATTGCCGGTTCACCTAGCACAGATGAACAGGTATTCTTTCAAATATCTAGAGATGTATCAGAAGATTCTTTAACAGCTGATGCAAAACTTTTAGGTATTAAAATATTCTTTACTACTGACGCTGCTAACGACGCATAAGAGGATAGAATATGAAAAATATAGATAAAAATCTTACTATTGGTAAGAACACAAAAAACACTCAATCAAAAAAAACTAGAGGTTTTGGTTATCAGATTTTAGGTTTTGGATCCGGTGGTGGAGGTGCAAAATTTGTATCAGCCTCTGGTGGAACTGAAACAACTTCAGGTGATTTTAAAATTCACACATTTACAAGTCCTGGTACGTTTTGTGTATCTTGTGCAGGTAACCCCGGAGGTTCAAGCACGGTAGAATATTTAGTCGTTGCTGGTGGTGGCAGTGGTGGGGGGCTTACTACTGGTTGCGGTGGCGGAGGTGCTGGAGGCTTTAGAACTAATTTTCCAACATGCGCTGGAACTCCAGTATGCGTTCAAGGTTATCCAGTAACCATTGGCGGTGGTGGCGGAGGTTCTAGTGGTAGTGCAGCTCAAAATTCGCCTTTAGGTAATAATGGATCTGACTCATCAGCACTTTCAATAACTTCTAGCGGTGGTGGCAGAGGTGGTTCAAAAAACCCAGGTCTATCTGGACAACCAGGTGGTTCTGGAGGTGGTGGGTGTGGTAGAGGTATGAGTAATCCTTCAGGTTCTGGAAATTCAGGAGGTTTTAGTCCACCCGAAGGTAATCCAGGTGGTGTTGGAAATGGTCAAACTTATAGTAAAGGTGCTGGCGGAGGTGGTGCTGGTAGTAGTGCCGGTAATTCTCCAAGTGGTGCCACTAGCACTCCAGGTGGTGGTCAAGGAACACAAAACAATATAGATGGAAATAATTTTTTTTGGGCCGGTGGTGGCGGAGGTGGTTTTAGTGATACTCCTTCCCCGTCTCCCCCAGGTAATACTCAAGCTAGAACCGGAGGAGATGGCGGACAAGGCGGCGGCGGTGGT